GTACCGCTGTCGATGCTTACGACCAAGGCGCCGATTTGCTTAAGGGCTCAACCCAGCAGTTCTGCATTAATCTTGGCGCCGTTTCGGTGTCCTCCGGGCTACTGAATGGCATTGTCGAATGGACGGAGGACTGACATGGCACGTTGGCGATTAGTTGGTGAGCAGGCGGCTTATCTCAAAACTGACCCGCCGTCTATCTACACCATTCGTGAAACCGATGTGGTGACTGGTAAGACGGCGCAGAAGGTCTTTGAGGTGCCGACCGAGGTTCCTCCTGGAAGCATTTTGGCTCTGGCCGAAGGCTTCCATCAGGATACCGACATCATCTTTTCCGGTGACCCCACGCCGGATATGTATCCCCTCGACGAGGAAGCAAAGGCCATCACGGCCGCTATGGAACAACGTTGGGGTCAACAGTTCCTTGGCCTTGAGGGCAACTACTCCGACACCATTGGGCGGCAGATAGCGGATCTTTTCACCGATATTAGATCAAGCATGCCCATCCAGCCCTCGCCGGTTGCTTCTCCATCGAATGAAGTCATGGAACTCCGCTCGCAGGTTGCTGAGCTGGCCAGCGTTGTTAAGGCCCTTTTGGCAGAAAGGAAAGACGATGAAACATCCGGGGTTCAAGTCGGTGCAATCATCGATAGCCAAGAAAGAAGGGGTGTCGAGCAAGCGGGCGGGAGCCATTCTCGCCGCCTCTAGCCGTGGGGCTAGCAAAGCTGCAAAGCGAGCCAACCCCAAATTGAAGAAAGTGAAAGGCTAGCCAATGATCCCCGCCAGCGGTGTAACAGGTCTTCCAGTCGGTCCCACTTCTGGCGGGAAGGTTTATGCCTTTAATAATGTTGGAACATCGCCTGAGGTGGTGGCTCCAATCAATACAGCCCGGACGTCGATTACCTTCGATAACCCGGGCGCTGTTGACATCATCGTCTTTCCAGTGAATGTGCAGGCGCTCAATTCCGTGCCCGCCAATATCAGCCCGAATCAAGTTGGAAGCATTTCCAACCAACCCCTGTCGCCAACCACCTCGGCTCTAGGCGGCGGCTTTCGTATCTTCGGTAACGGTGGCTCACGTACCTTCGGCGGTGAATGCCAAGGTGCATGGCAGGCCTTATCCGTAGAGGGCTCTAATAACCCATTTACAGTTACGGACAGCAACACGTGAAAAAGCTTCTTTTTCTTCTTCCTTTTCTTGCATTTGCAGCGAATGCACAGACCGTACCCACTCGGCCGTATGGCGATAATAGCAACGCCGCGGCCAGCACCGCTTTTGTTAACAACGCAGTTAACGGCGGATTTGGGCATACCTTTACACCATTGTTACCGGTGATAGGCGGAGCCAGCGGTGGACTAGCCCAGGGTACACGGAGCGGAATTTCGTCGCTATACCCAGTGCTGGATTCAGCGCCGGTTAATGGCCAATGTGCACAGTTTGATTCTCTTGGTGGATTGATCCCCGTTGCCTGTGCTGGCGGCGGCGGCGGCGGAGGAACAGTTAGCGCAGGCAACGCTGGCGATTTTACTTGGTACCAATCCACCGGCAGTGTTGTTGTTGGCCATGCATCCCCGGCTTCGACTGAGCTATGGGTTAATCCCAACGGTTCCGATGCATTTACTGGGCTGAACCCAATCTTCCCACTACAAACAATGCAGACCGCGTTAACTGCATTAGCAGCTACCGGTGGCACAGTGCATGTGACCGGCGGGCCCTACACCATTTCTTCGGCCTTGGCGCCGAGTGCTAACACTCTAATCGACTGCTCCCGCGGGACTACTATAACCGAAGCCAATGGTGTCAATAATCCGGTCTTGGTTGATTTTGTAACAGATTCCGGAAACTCGTCCGGAATGCAGCACTGTATTTTGGACGGTAACGTTGCGGGGCAAACTGCAACCGTTTGCTCTGGTAATATGATTTCAATCGGAACGGTATCTAACGTCCGGCTGGAAGATAATACCATCAAAAACCCAATGTGCGTGGGCGTGTCTATCACAGATGGGGTTGATAATCATATCATCAACAACCGATTCGTTAACGGGACATACGATAATATAAATATCACTCCTTCTTCACCACAGACCCAGAATGCTACCCATATTACCGGCAACACCTCGATTAACCCTGGGGCCCACTTTCTTGAAATTAATGGATCCGACTATAACATAGTAGACAACAATAATGTTCAGGGTACTATTTTCCCCGCGATCGTTGCATCAGTTACCTCGCCTACAGCTGTCTCCTGGGTAAGTGGGCCAACATTCGCCGCCCTGCACGCGGGGGAATTTATCGTATGCAACGGCACTGCTGGTTATCAGGAGCTGTTCATATCTAAAGTCAATAGTTCCACTTCGCTGACGATTGGGTCCACTACTCCAGGCACCACAGGAACCAATCAGAATTGCATTGCTGGCCCCGGGGATATTATTGATCTAACCGGGTCATTCAATCTTGTTAACAACAACACGTTGACTGGGGCTGTCAGCGGTGGCATTGTAATAAACAACCTAAACGCCGTCGAAACCGTGCAGCAGAACACAATTGCAAATAACAACGTATCTAACGTCGGTAACGGCTGTTTGTTTCTTGAAGTAGTTTCCAATGGAGGGGCTACTTTATTAGATAATTCCTACGTAGGAAATCACTTCAATAATTGCGGTCAAGGCCAGACGCCACTTTCAGCCAAGGCCGGAATTATTATTGACGATGGAGCTCCGACCGGCGCATTAAACCAGTGGTTCGATGGCAACGTTGTCACCGACACCCAGGGTAATACCGGCTTCTGGATGGGAATGTTTGGGTCTATAGTTCAGACCGAGGCAACAATTGGACAGAATATTAACCGAGGGATGGTGTCTCAGGGAATATTCCAGGGAGTCCGTTCGTCCTCGCTTTCCGGTTGGGGAACCGGTGCGGCTGTCAATGGCATCATCACAAACGGGAGCTCATACAAGATTACCATTACAGCCGGAACATCTGGGTTCAGTGCCGCTCCGACTGTTACCATGAACAAAGCGGTCAGCGGCGCCCAGATTGCTCCACAACCGGCGTGCAGCGTTACTACAACCAACGGCAGTTCTGCAACCGCGGGTGTGAATACAGCTTCCATAGACCAAGTTATCTTCGATCTCCAAGGCACACCCAGCCCGGGTGTTGGCTACATATACTACTGCAAGGAGTAAACATGAACAAAGATGAATGGACTTCGCTGGTGACTGTGATGGTGGCGATGGTTGGGCCGGTGCTTGCACAATACGGCGTAACCTCTTCGGACCTATCCAGCGCTCTTATGGGTCTTTTCGCTGTAGCCATGTGCGCCTGGACTCTTTGGCACAATTGGGACTTACGCAAGGTCAAAGAAACCGCGGTGGTCACTGGTACGGCTGCCGACGTCACTACAGCTAAGGCTCTATCAACTCCGGCCGGGAAATGAAGATCTTACTGCTTCTGGCTTTGCTGGGCCTGAGTGGCTGTGCTGTAGTTCATGATGTTATCACATGCGCTACTTTTATATGTAACTAGGAGATAAACATGAAGCCTGCAACTTTTCTACTGGTCTTGGGTCTAGGCACGTATGGTGCTGGACTCAGTGGCTGTGTTACTGACTCAGTCGAGGCATTGTTCAGCGTTAGTGCTTCGCCGCAGTCGGCGCTGGTTGCCGCTAACTCTTTCGACGCGCTTGAGACTATGGCCACCGGGTATCTCAGCCTCCCAGCTTGTGCCTCCGGCGGCTCGGCGGCCTGTCGCAATGCAACCGCTGCTGCTAAAATCGCCCCGGCGGTGCGCAGCGGCCGCACTGCTCGCAATCAGGTGGAGGCGATGCTGCAAGCCAACAACGGTGGCAAGATCCCGGTTGCTACCATACAGACCTTGCAGGCTGCGATTGCTACATTGCAGGCAGTCTACGCTCAGTACAACATCCAACATTAAGGAGTTACCATGCTTGCTGTAACCATCGAAACCCTCCTAACGCTTATTGAAGGGCTGCTGCCCGAACTAGGCGCTGGTGCTGCTACCGGTGTCGTCAACCAAATCCTCCAGGCGTTGATTGCTATCGTTCCGATCATTGCGGCCAACGCGACTGATTTCTTGACTCCGGTCAAAAACATCATCGCCGCACTGCAATCCTCGGGCGCAGTTAGCCAGGATCAGATCACTCAGCTGCAGCAACTCGACGCGCAGTGCGATGCAGCGTTTGAAGCCGCCGCAAAGAATGCGGGTGTGTGATGAATGAGGAGGCCGAACAAGCCCGCGAGAAGGTGGTGCACGATGATACCACCTATCTCCAGCGCCTCAGCCAGGACATGCGAGTTGTTCGTAATCTCCTGACTGAGGCCATCGCCTATATGAAAGACGCCGAGTCGGAGATTCCTGAAAAGACCCGGCGGTTCATGATGTACTTTCATGATGTGCACGACATCTTCTACCTGTATACCCAAACCGGGCAGGAGCCGCCAAAGCATATCAAGCAGGAAATCGAACGCTGTCACGATCGTTATGTCCATATCCTAGATGACATGTACTCCGACATGGGCGCGTTCGAAAGAGTTCGGCAGGAAATGGCGGAGCGAAAAGGCAACCGTTACGATCACACAAGGCAGGTGACTTATGAAACAAGGAACAGGGAACAATCGGAGCGGAGCGCAGCCGCCAAAGAACAAGGCGAAGGCGATTAGCCCCGGCGCTGTCAGCCAGATTGGTGCGCCGGAGGCTTATCGCCATGGGCACAAGCCTGCACTGGCTAAACCAATCGGCGCCCGTTCGCCGAAGTCTGCTCTAACCACTCACCATCGCGGAAGCCAAGGGAGACACTAAGATGCATGACGATGTTTACAAGCTGTGGATGTTGCTCCAGATCCATAAAGAACTGATTGGCCATCCCAAGCTGGCCAATCTTCGAAAGCAGATTGACGACGAGTTGCAGAAGATGAACGCAGAGGTTCCAGCCCCTGCACCCATGGCGCCCCCACCGGTCTATCCTGTGGATTCCGGCATCCAGCAGACCAACACTGAAAATCACTTCGGCGAAACCGAAATGGACGCCCCTGGCGACGATTCCGAAGGTGGCTCCGACCTCACCAAAAGGAGAGTCTGATGCCTTGGCCGTTTGTTAATGATGCCATGCCCAATGCTCCCCGCGGTGGTGGCGGAGCCAAGGTCGATAGTGGCGGCCGGGCCATTCCACAGCGGTCAAGCTACGACCCGCCGAAAGGACCGAAGGGCCCTAGCGGCACGCCCGGCGGCAAAAAGACGGTGCATAAAAGCGGCTCGCAGAATTGTTGAGTAAATAAAATGGACCAGCCCACCCTTTGTAATCTGGCTCTGCAACGGATGGGCACACGCACAACCGTGACCCAGGCCGAACTAAATGCACTGTCAACCAACGAGGCGATTCAGTTCACCTTGGCCTATCAACAGGTCAGGGATGAATTGCTTCGCCTCGCGCCGTGGGATTGTGCCTCGGGTATGACGGCCCTGCAATATATAACCTCATTGCCGGGCACACCCGAGAACAACTCCGTGCCGGGCACACCCTTCAACCCAGAGAATCCGCTGCAAAACCTAAACGCCCAATATCAATGGGTCCCCGGGCTACCTCTTCCTCCATGGACATATGAATATGCTTATCCAGTGGACTGCCTCCGGGCTTTGTGGGTGGTGCCTCAATTTAACACTAATGTCGGCGGGACTCCTATTTATCCAGTATCTACCAGTGTTGGTTCTATATCTACTTGGCAGGGGCCACCGATCAAGTTCACCGTCGGAAACGATCAGTTCTATCCAGTAACGGCGGCGGCCGTTGCGAGCGGAGGCACAGGCTATGCAGTGGGAGATCAGATCGTACTATCCCTCGGGAATATTGATAGCCCTCCCATTGGAACGCCGGCGATTCTTCAAGTCACGGCAGCTCCAGGCGGTGTCATTACTGGGATTGACATCGTTCCCGGTTTGTACGGTGAAGACACACCCCAAACCGGCGGGTATTTCGCGCCTCTCCCCAATCCGCAAGAGCAAGGTGCGACCTCAGGCTCGGGCAGCGGTGCTACCTTCAACCTTACGTACGGTCCTTTGGGGCAACAAAGGGTTGTTCTGACCAATCAAGAATTTGCCGTGCTGAGTTACGTCCGGCGGGTGAGTGATCTTAACGTAATGGATTCACTGTTCCTTAAGGCTTTATATCACACCATCGGTGCGGTTATGACGATGGCACTGACTGGTGATAAGTCATTGGCTAATGGGCTATTGCAAGTCACCAACGCGGCTATCCAAGAAGCCCGATCCACCGACGGCAACGAAGGCCTGACGACTAACGACGTTACTCCTGATTGGCTTCGGGCCCGTGGAGTTATCTATTCCGACTACTGGAATAACGGTATGCCAGGCTTCGGCTGGGACTCAGTCGGCATGTGGGCTAGTTTCTAGGAGACAGCGGTGCAAATCAGCGAGGCTGGTATTAAGGCCCTAGAGGCACGCGAAGGGGTAAGGCTTAAGGCCTACCCCGATAGCCGTGGCATCTGGACTATTGGTGTTGGCCACACTGGCGGTGACGTGCACCCGGGAGCGGTAATAACTCCGGCCGAGGTAGATATTCTTCTCAAGCGCGATTTGGGTTGGTCCCAAATTGTGGTTGAATCAACTATCAAAAAGCCGATGGCACAAAATCAATTTGACGCATTTGTCAGTATTGCTTTTAATATCGGGCCGGCTGGATTTCACAATTCAACTTTTGCCCGCTGGTTCAATTTGGGTTATAGCCCGCAGGCTGTGGCCTCGGCTATAATGCATTGGTGTGAACCAAGAGAAGTAATACCCCGGCGTAAGTCGGAAACAGCTCAGTTCTTGGCAGCGTGATATGTCGCAGCCGTTTATCCAGAAATCCTTCAACTCCGGCGAGTGGGCGCCTCAGCTATACTCGCGAGTTGATCTTGAGAAATATAAAGCAGGCGCGGCTCTGCTCGAGAATTTCTTTGTTGATTATCGCGGTGGGGCCAGCACCAGAACTGGCACTGAATACATCCTTCAAGCCTTTAAGCCTAACCTACCGGTTCGCTTAATACCTTTTACGGCCAGCGAGAGTGTTAACTACGCTCTAGAATTTGGTGACCAGTACATCCGGTTTTATAACAACGGGGCGCCGATTCTCGAGAGTACTACTCACGCAATAACCGCAGCAACCAAGGCTAACCCTTGTGTGATAACCACAACCCAACCTTACGCCGTGGGTGACTGGTTCTTTGTTGACAGCGTTGTGGGAATGACGCAACTCAATAATAACTACTACATTGTTGGCCCGGGGTCTAGCGGTGCCTTTATTGTTCTTCATGATTTGTTTGGCAATCCTGTAGACTCTACCGCCTTCGGTACCTACGTCTCTGCGGGCACCGTGGACCGGGTATATACCATAGCCTCCCCATTTACAGGCGCCGAAGTCTTTGGAATAAAATACGCCCAAGCCATTGATATTATGATTTTGTGCCATCCTAACCATGCTCCGCAGGTATTGACAATCGTTGCTTTTGACGATTGGACAATTGCAGGGGCAACCTTCGGCACCACAATTGCCCAGCCAGTTATTACCAGTTTCTTTTCGACGCTTAGCTCGGGCTCTGTTTTTTATTCTTACGTTGTTACCGCCATATCCGCTGATGGAGACGAAAGCATTGGATCCATCCCTGTGGGCAATGTTATTGCCATTCAGGATTTGCGCACAACACCCGGGTCAAATTCAATCAACTGGCTTCCAGTCGCCGGGGCCGTCAGTTACAATGTATATAAGTCGGATATATCCTACTTTGGAGCCATCCCTGCGGGGGTGCCTTACGGTTTCATCGGCAACGTTACCGGTAACCAGCTGATCGATTCTAACATCCTGGCCGATTTCTCGATAACTCCACCGGTGGGAACAAATCCATTTACGGGTTCAGGGCTGGCCTCGATCACCCAGACGAGCGCTGGGACAATCACCACTATTCCTTCGGTGAGTATTGTAGGCGGATCACCGAACGCACCAGCCATTGCTCAGGCCCAGGGCGGAGTGCAAGGCACTCCAACGGTAGGCGCTGGTGGTACAGGTTATGCCGCAGGAGATACAATATCTCTTGGCAATGGTGTTATAGTCGTTGTCGATACAGTCTTAGGCGGGGCGGTCACATCGTTCTTTCCAATTAACCACGCAGGGGCCAACCCCGGGCTACTGGTTACAGGCGCCGTTCCCTCCAACCCAGTTGCTCAATT